ACTGCATTTGCATCTTGGAGGTTTCCATCTGCCCTTTGGCTTGAAGTTCGGCTTGCTTGCCTTGCATCTCAGGGTTCTGTTGCTGAACCGCTGCCTGCTGCAATTGCGCAAGCGTGGCGTCGATCTGGCCCTCAATCGGACGTGCCGCCTTAAATGCCTGCATACCAAAGCGCAGCAGTTCCATCATCATCGGCACCATCTGCGGGCTGGCCTGACCCACCGGCAACGCTTGAGCGAGGAACCCACCAAACGCCTGCAAGAACTGAATGCGATCTTGCTTGTTCTGGTTTTCATCCAACATCACAAGGCTGTCAGCCGCAATGTCCACGCGGAAGTTACGCAACGGTTTGTCGCGCAACAATTGCAAAGCCTGTGGGATCAGTTGCTGGTCAGCCGGCGCCATCTGATTAGCCGCCGCGTAAGCCAAAATCGTCTCGGGCTGGTACTTGAGGCACATAACCTGCGCCTTGAGTCGGATCAATTCGGAGGCAAAGAGGGCAACGTCCTCTTGCATAGAGCGCAGTCTTAGTCCTGCGTATTGCCCTTTGATTTGCTGCGCGGTCGCCGTTTCGCTGGCGTAGGTCGTACCTCGGATGATGTCCGAGATGCCCGTGATTTCGTAGATTTGGCTCTTGATGTCTTCTCTAGCGCGGTAGCAATTGAGTAGCGCATTTGCGAGTGTGTCAAGGGGGAGGAGGTCAATACTACCTTTAAGACCGCCTTTTTCACTAAACGCCATCCATTTATCAACCGGGATAAGAGCATTGTTATCGCCCTCCGTCATCAGTCGTTGAAGCGCCGGCTGGCTGGCGTCATACACACCGCGCACACGCAACGCTTTCACCAAACCATCAATGCGGTCAGACAGGATGTCTAACTCCATCGCCTGATCTTGGTACAGCACGAAATCAGGAACCGGGACTAACGTATCGCTCGTCGTCGTTGCATACAGCGGTTTCGGGCAAGGGAAAAAGCCTTCAAGACCAAGCGGGTCATCGCGCTCGTCAATGATCTCAGGCAGCCCCTTGCTGAACCAATAAACCTTTTCGGTTTCCTTATCCCACAACTCGCAGATTTTGGCGCGGTTATAAAGACGCTTATTTTCGTTGTATGCGTTAAGCGGCTCTGGGCCAGAGTCTAGCGGTATCTTTGCCGCGACCTCCTCGCCAAACCGTTCCACTAGCGCATCGCGGGTCATGTAGACCCAGCGCCACACCTGGCCGACTTCTTCCCATGTGCGGGCGGTGGAATGACCGAAATCACGCCAATGCACATAGTCAACCGGGGCGCATTCGTACTCCACGCGCTCTAGACTCGGCGGTGCGCCCTCACCCTGCTCAATGTCGGGGGTGATGGATACGCCGTCATCCTCTATGCCAATTGGGGCGGTGTGCGGTTCGTAGCGCACCCATGCTGTACCGCGACCACCGAGGAAACGATCTTCTACGCAGTAGTTCATCGTGGAGCGGTAATCGGGGTAATGCTCAATCTCAAAGTCAATCGCCCGCTCAATCAACTGTGCCGCCACGCGGCCCACGGGGTCGTTATCACCAAAGCGGCGGCTGATGTCAGCCTTGGGCAGTTTGGCGTAAACGGCAGGCTTTAGGGTTTGTACGTTTGACCACAGAATGTTGAACTTGGCCGATTCGGTCAGCGTTTGCCCACGCGTATCGTCGCGGTAACGCTTGATGATCTTTTTGGTACGCGCCGACCATTTAGCAAACTCGCTGTCATATTGGCCGATCAGTCGGAGGTAACGGTCAAGTTTAGGCTGCACTATTCCGTCCATTAGCGTCCCGTCCTCAAGGCTTCACGCTCATGCAACAAGGTTGCGGCAGCGTCGGATGCTGCGCGAGTGGCGTATTTGCCTAAATGTTTGCCAGTTCGTTGATAGTAATCGTATGCCCGACGTTCGGCTTCATCAGCCGTTGACGGCAATTTCCCTTCAATAACGGTCGGGATCAATACTTCCCTGCCATCCTCGGTGATGCCCATGCTGCGAACCGTGCTTATACCGCCTTCACCGGGTATGCGATTTTGCACTTCCGGCAAGCGACTCACATCAATGTTTCTGCCCTCAACGGCGTAAGGCACGCCTTTGGCCTGGGCCGATTCCATCTGAGTAAGCAAAAGTTCCAGCATTTTGCGCCGATCAGCCATTACTTTTCGTTCCGTTTGCTAATGGCTTTGGCTTTAGATTTTGCATCAGCCTTGCTGGAGGCGCCCCACGCACGCAAGGCCAACGCAAGGCGAGTCGGCTCACCGTTCTTTTCCATCGGCCCCGGCATATTGCCCATGCGGGCGAGGAACGATGCGCGGCGTGGGTTGTCACCTTTCTTGACAGGCGGTTTGAGCGTGCCGCCCGTCTCGGCTTTGTAGGAAGCGCGGCCCTTGGCGTTTAAGCCGCCCTTTGGGTTTTTCCCTTCCGATCTTTGCCACGCTGCGGTCATGCCATCCTCACAGGCTCGGCTGTCTTGGCGCTCTCGCGGAACGCCTCTGCGGTGGGCGCCCCAGGATCACCCGGCTTTCGGGTGCGCTCTACCGGCCTACCTTCGCGTCGCTGACGGGCCTGCCGCTCTTGCTTGGCAAGAATGTTGGCGTAAAGACCGGGCTTGTTGCTCATTAGGCGTAAGTGCTAAAGAGGCCAACCACCGACATGGACGCGTTCTGGCTGCACGTTGCCGTAATCTGGCCCGTCGTGGCGACATTAAGTTCCACCGAATACACGCCAGCGGCAGTCGTGGCAGGGAACTCAACCAACGTGGTCGTGCCGTCTTTGACGATAGCCGTCGCCTCGGTGTTACTTGCTACATTGACCACCACGCGGTGCAAATAAGCCCCTGCGGTGCCAAAGGTGCTGCTGCTTGTGGCGCCCACGGCCACATAGTTCATTCGTGTCGGCTGTTGAACGCTCATATCCTTGCTCTCCGAGACGTATAACGGTCGTGGACAGCCCACATATCGTTTAACGTCACCTTGTTTTCAGGCCCGACAAGTAACGGTTTTACGTCTAATGCCGGGGGCTTGTCAGAAATTTCCTGCCATGATACCGCAAGCATACGAAAAGCGTCAGCCGGGTGGCTAGTCCAATCGTGACGCGGGGACCGACGAAATGCTTTCTTGTCCTCGTCGTACTCGCGTTGATACTGTCGCAGCGCCTCTATGCCATCGCGGCATTTCTCGCCGTCAAACCACACTCGCGGCAACGTCATGCGTACGGCTTGGATGCCGTTTTGCACGCCAATGTCGGGGACAACAGCAAGGTTGGCGGTGCCGAGATACGCGGCCAATTGCTCAATGATGCTGCGTCCTGTCTGTAGGCTCTTGGCCCGAGCGTCGTGCGGCAGGAAGTGTTTGACGTACTTGTACGGCTTACTTTCCACATGTTCGGCAATGTCGTGAATGTCAGCGCCCGAGATGGCAAAGTAATCAATAACGCGTATTTCCCCGCGTGAAGGCTGGTAGAACCATACCGCCGTGTCGTCGCGGTAGCCTAAGTCCCACGCGGTGTACGTCGGCAAGTTCGGGTCGTACGGCACGCGTGTGATACGGCCTTGCTCTTGAGCCTCGCGTAATTCCCGACCGTAGAATGCCCCCAACAACGCTGCCTCAAAACTGCATTCATATTCTTGTAGGTACTGATCCTCAGCCAACTGCGCCTTGGCTGCGGCCAATTCAGTCGCCGGGAGTAACCCGCTGGTTGAGGCGGGAAGGCGCAACAGGAACCACTCGCTAGGGAGACGAGTGGCGGTTTCGTAAATTTCCCAAAACTGGTTCTTTTGTTTTGGTGTGCCGCCGAACACCGCCCATCCTTGTTTGTCTGATAAGGCGGGCCGAATGACGTTACCGAACACACTTGGGCGAAAGTCGCCGTATTCGTCCATGTACACGCCTGAGAATCCAAGGCCACGCATGGCGTCGGCATTGTCTGCGCCGTAAAGGCGTATCTGACTGCCGTTCATCAAAGTGACGGTGAGTTCCTGCTCGTTGACCGCGTTGATGATGGGCTGTGCAAATTCCTTAAAGTAGTTCCATGCCACCGCCTTGGCTTGACTGCGGTAGGGGGCAATATAGGCAAACAGGCCGTGGTTGCCTTGGTAGGTGATAGCGGCACGGATCATGTCGTTGACGGCAGCGACCGTCTTGCCTGCGCGTCGATGTGCGACAAGGCACGCCCAGCGGTGCGTCCTGTTGTGGAAAGGCAGGAACGCCTTGCGTGGGCGATAGGGCAGGATTATTCGGGAGCCATCCATCCGATCTGTACCTTGACCGGGCCGTTGTCTTGTCCTGTGATCTCTTGGCGGGCAAGTTTGGGAACGTGGTACTC